TCCTGCCGGGGTCGTGGGAGATCAGGATAATGTCATTGCCTCTCTGACCACACCAGGCGAAGAAGTCATGCATCCAGTCGGGGAAGTCTTTGTATTTGCGGCTGTTGTAACGTCTGTGAGCTTCATCCACGATGATAAGGGAGTCAAATATAGGCCACTGCTCAAAGTCTCCCTCCAGGACCTTGGTATAGCCGTATTTCTTTGAATAAATGGGATAGTTGGAGAAAACTTCTCCAACGAACTTAGGGTTCTTTTTTCTCCGGCGGGCATTATCTGCAAGTCGCTTTAACGCCCACCGGGTAGCGGACATGGTCTTTCCCCACCTGGGAGGAGCTCCGAAGATATAGGCGGCCATGATTACCTCCTAACCCTGAAGAATCCCTTGACAAGACCAAAGGCTATACCGACCATAGCAGCTCCTGTGAAGAATACAAGAGGGGGAGCAAGGAACAGGTCCATAGCTGTGGTAGTTGTCTCCACAATAAAGCCAACCGCAGGGGTCAGGTTTGCTATTGCTTCTGTGATATCCATTCTTTTTCACCTCCTCCCACCGTTAATAGTTGAACCGATGAGATGGAACAGGTCAAGCACTCCGACGACAAGGATGATGAGGATCACGGCTGCCACCTGCAGGCAGAGATACATTTCCATTTCGTTGGTAGGCTGGCCTATCATGTGGTATACAAGTTCGAGGACTTTCATTGTTTGTTCCTCCTGGTCATAGTATAGAGTCTGAGGCCAAGCTGGACGCACTGGCAAAAGGCAATGATGCCAAGCAGGAAAATAGCCCAGTCATGACCCCATACGTAAACGGATACGGGTTCTGTAGCGTTCCAGTAATTTTCAGAGAGATTCATTCATACCACTCGTCCAAAGATACATATTGAGCCTGAGGCTCTGGATTGTCGAAGGCCGTGTTGTCGTCGGATTCCTGGCCTGAAGAAGTAGGCTGGCCGTTGACGTGTATTACAGTGTAAATGAAATCAGATGCAGTGTACAGGAGAGTGACACCTGTGAAAAAGTCAAGCAGGGAAAAGTTCCCTGTTGGCAGTGTGACAATGACAGCCGAATCGAGGAAGGCAAAACCCAGGGCGATAAGATAGCCGGTGAAGGCCAGGACTGCCATAAAATCGAAATAGGAAAGTGCCAACTCAGGACCCCCTTATAATGAAGTAGACCCTGAGAGCAACTATGATTGTAAAAGCAAGGATAATCATAGAGCCGTAAGGCTGCGGGAACATCGTAAAGATGGTAATGAAGAAGGAAACAACAGTCGCCGCCAGTTCATTAATTGAATTTACAAGGGCAGTAAAGGAAGTAAAAACAATGTCCACCCAATGGCCGAACATCCCGAAGATGGAATTAAAGGGATACAGGATAGCGTTAAGGATAGTTTCAAGGAACTGCGAGAGAACATCAGTAAAGATGTCGTCAAGGACCATTATTTCCACCTCAGTACAATTGCTATCAGGTAACAGACCAGAGAGAACATGATTATGATCTCGGTGTCATTGGGGATAGCGTCAAAGATGACACTGAAGAAGAGTCCGAAAGGTGAGACATAGAACAGAACCTTATCAAAGGTTGTTGTTGCGTAGCCGTTCACCTGGATTACAGAAGAAGATACAGTGTTTACGGGACTCACAACAAAAGAGACAGCGCCCGAAACAGTATCGTTCATGGGCTGGATGATGGAATCGACGGTTTGATAATAGCCGCCCAGGAAGGATGTACCGAGGGTTGAATTATCCCCCGGCTGCGGTTGTGGCGGTGTGTAGTTTGATTCATAGGCGGGGACTATGGGAACTTCAATGACCGGATTTCCATCAGTGATATTATCAGGCGTGGAACCGATAACATAAGAATTATCGGAGTCAAGGACCTCAACAGAAGTTCCCAGGTAGCGGCCATACACACCATATACACCGAAGTAAATGTCAGTACGTTTTTCCAGGGTGGCGTTAAGTCTCCATGATGCCAGGTCAGAACCTAAAACAAAATGGTCGGTTTGCCAGCAGTTACCAGCATCAAGATAGCTGAGTTTACGCCCGTAGACATTCCGGTAAGTGGTCCATGTATCGTTGTAGGTGTCTCCCGCATTGACATTCAGATAGAGGTAGTCTTCAGCGTAGTACATGGGCTCGAGAAGGCCACCCCAACGCCAGCCAAGATCCAACTCACCGTCCCCGTCAGGATCATAGCACCTGTTGTAATCCACATGAACAGTGTCAATGATATTGTACTCCGAGCTATCAAAGGATATAAGGGAAACAGGAGGGACATAAGGGGCGTAATCGGTATAATACACCCGGTAAACCCGCATTTCACTTGAATAAGCGGCATTACGCATTGACGCAATACGAATTGTATGAACACCGGGATACTGGGCAGCCGAAATATTAACAGCAAGAGGAGTCCAGCCAACAACATGAACTAAAGGATATTCCGACCAATAAACTTCACCATCAATATATATTGTATAGTTGTTATGCCAACTTTTACAATAATCCATTTCAATAACAACATCGCCCTGAGAGCCAAAATCGAAAGTATGCTCAGCCCAATACTCAATATAATAATTCTGAGGATACGGACTAATACAAATATAATCGTAAGAAGGTGAAATCACAGCACCATAACGAACCCATTGTTCCGCATTACTGACAGTAGACAAATCCCCATAAGGAACAAAATTATATTCTTCAGCAGAGGCAGAAGGTAGAAGCAAGAGAGCCAGAAAAGCAAATAAAAAAATGTGGTGGTTAGGTTTGAACTGAAAGGCTCTCATAGTTCAGTATAAGAGTTTCTGAATATAAAGGAAATTTCGGCAATATTGACATAAATTAGAAAGTTATACTGATATGGCAACATTGCCATAAAACCGGGAAGTTAATTTGACATTGATATTTTCAAAAATGGATATGTGTAGAGTTATGGCAACATTGCCATAATTTATTAGGTGGCGATTTTTCGAAAAACATGATTCAACCGCACATGTGGTTTTTATGGCAATATTGGCATACAAATAAAGTTTAGAAACATATGTTGTATATAAGTGTTTGCTGACAATGTAAAAGAATTGCCGAACGAAAAACCGATATGCTTCAAGTTTGTGCATCAAAACTGTGCACAGAAAGGTACTATCTACTAATAGGCTAGAGGCCGGGACCTGGCGGGGGGCCGCCGACCTGGTCGGTTCGGCGGCAGTTATCCCCGGGTCGCTGTACCTGTAATAGACCGTGCCGGATTGCTTCGCAACTCGACACTACAAAGAGGCTGATGCGTCAATGCTTCGCATTCACGCGGGCTTTGAGATTAAGCAGCGTTCAACAACTAACTAAGGTCCGTGGGGCGCAGCGGGGGGGCCGCCACCCCCCACTACAGCCGCGCCCCGATAGGACAGTGTAACGGGACAGGGGGTGTGGGGTGTGGAAGGCTTGCAGTGAATGCGCAGGGACACAATCAGGCATGTCCTGTGGACATGACCGGATTAATTATGTAATATTTTTACTTCAGTCTGCGGTAGATGACGATAATTTAGAGTTCGAAACCTAAAGAATATATATTTGATTTATGCAGAAAAATTAATATATTTTAAATATAATTGTCTGGTATGCTTTCCATAAAACATTACGGTTTTGAAGAAGTTGACAGTTTTGACAGATCAATGGAATCTACATTTTTACTTTTACTTTTATCCGGCGGTTTTTTTCTCCTCCTTGGGCAGATTGGCTCTTATATTATTGGTGAAATTGCATGGCTTGCCGCGTTTTTAGTAGTTAGTGCAGCCTTTTTTTACTTTGAACTAAAACTATTATATATAGCTAGGGAAGGCAGATATAATCTCTTACAGAGTGAAAAGAAAGATTTAGAAACAACTTTTGAAACAATCCTTAAGGAAAATCCCCATACACTTGAAGATTATGTGGAACTCTTTTTGTCAGAATATGGGGATGCATACTCTCCCAAGTTGAATGATTTTAAAAGATTATTATATTTAAGACAGGTATCTTTAGATGGAATAGAAGATAAGATTGAAAATAAAATTGAATTGGATTTTTGTATGATGCTTCAGGGAAATAAGGTTTTCAATGATTTGGAATTAATTCATAATTTCGCTCTAAGATATGGTTCTTCATATAACGAATCGGATTTAGAACTCCTTAAAAAGACATTAAAAAACAAGGGGATTCAATTTCATACAGATAAATTCTTAAAAAATCTTGTAGATTTAGCTGTTTTTACGCATGAATACACTGTGTTCGAAAAGTATATGTCACCGGGACTAAGATCTTCCGATGAAAATGAATGCATAAAGAGATTTCTTCTCCTCTATGGAGAGAAAAACGAAGATAAAGTCTATATGCTTCATCTCTTCATGAAAGAACGTTCATCATTATGCATGAATTTTGATGATTTTGAGGAATATCTAAGAACCAAAATTTTTGAAATAAGCTTGAAATCGGAAAAAAATAAGCTTGATATAAAAGTTATTGATGGAATGAATGGTTATGAATTTGAAGATTTTGTAGGGAATCTTTACGAAAATATGGGATATGAAGTCGAGAAGACATCTTTATCAAATGATCAAGGTGCTGACTTGCTTGTCTTTAAACATGGGGAAAGAACTGCTGTACAAGTTAAAAACTATGCCTCAAATGTTTCTAACCAGGCGATTCAAGAAGTAGTAGCATCTATGAAACACTATAATTGTTCATCCTGCCATGTTGTGACAAATAGCTATTTTACTAAATCTGCGGTTGATTTGGCCAATTCAAATGGTGTTAAGTTAATAGATAGAGATGAACTTAAACTTCTAATAAATGAACATTTTACTTAGAATGTTGCATAGGATTATGGCCATAATAAGGCCTATTTCATTTTCTATTTTTCATTCATTCTCGTGATTAAAATTCTGTTATCGGTATCGCCTCTTTCAGATAGTGCTCATATAGTTCCTTTGCCCAGTTAAGAGCAGAAGGTCCAGAACATAGAATGTACTTATTGTCCACTTCTCCGGTATTAGTCATTGGACTGAGCAGAACATAATAGTCATTATGCACGAAGGCTATAAGGTCCATTTTTTTAGGATATACATAAAAATGAAGCAAATCGTCACTCATAACTTTTAAAATATTGATGTCCTTGTGAGTACGTACTTTTTCATATAAATCTTTGGAAATAATAATATGTGCTTCAACGTTATTCGTAATTAAGTCCGAAGATAACTCTGCAAAATTAGGATAGAAAGAAGTGGTAACTGTAAATACATGTTCGGATATTTTAGTTGACTCGTGAAGTTCATGGCATACTTCATACATTTTACTAAAAGATGGATTGACTACTCTACATTTTCCAAGGTCATTTATTCTTCTGAACAGATGATGCGGGATGAAATTAAAATTGCGGGTTCCCCAGTAATCGATATTTTCATCAAAGATCGAAATAGTATTTAAAAGAGGAGCCATTTCTCCAACTACCAGTTTCCCAATAGTTGTTAATTCATAAGTATCTCTGTGGTGATTAACAAGGTGATAATTCTCAAGCATTCTTACCTGAGGTAGCAATGCCTGCCTGGTTGTATCAAGAGATATAAGGAGATCTTCCATTTCCTTTGCTCCATCTTGTAACAGCAAGAGGGTGTTTTTCCTCTTCTCTGATGCAAATATCAAATCAAGCAAGGTTTTCTTCAT